CCGCCGTTGGCTGCCCAGGCGGCCAGCGCGTTATAGGCCTCCGTCCGGGTGATAAAGTCGCGCGCCTGGCGGATGGCCACGGATATCGTGATCTCGTGCTCGGTGATATGGTTGCTGATCAGATAGGTGCCGCCGCCAGGCCTGACGGCGGTTTTCGTATCTCTTTTTGGCGCTGACTCGGAGATATGCTGCACAATAAGCGCCGGGTGCACGCTGCTGAGCTGGATCCCATCCAGCCAGGCATCCTGATACCTCGACATTATGCATACCTCCTGCTCATCGTCTCCTCGGCCATCAGGCTTTCGATGGTCGGCAGGATCACCCGGCCGGCCTCATGTCCGTCGATTTCCACCCGCATGCCGCTGAGTGCTGCGAGGATCGCACCGGGTACGGATGCGCCGCCGGCGCCAGCTGCCTGCACGGTCTGCGTCTGAGTCTCGGCCGCGCGGACCACTACGCCGGCCCTCTCGCCGATCACGCTCGGCATCCCGGCCATCATCTGGGCGGCAGCCGCGGTTACCATATTCTCGGATCCGGCCATGCCCAGGGCCAGGCCCTCGCCGACATACTCGCCGATCTGGCGAGTCAGACGGGACGGGCTCTGCACCTGTAACGAAGAGGATAGTATCGACGCCACGCTCTCCCCCAGGCTGCTGGCCGCCTTGATTGCATTGTCCGCTTCCGCATCGATACCATTCGCCAGGCCGATGCTTACATTTCCGCCGATCACAAAAGGCGCGTTTCCGATCGCCGCATCGCCGGCGTCGACCGCCTCCGACATCATGCTACTGGCCGCATCAGAGGTCTCGCCTTTATGGTCCTCGATGTACTCAGTGATGCCCCCGATGAGGTCCTCCGCCAGGCTCCAGGCCTGGGCGCCGATAGCCTCACCCGAGCCAAGCCAGCCCTCGACGCCGCCGTATGCGTCGAGCTTATCCCATAGCGCGGCATTAGGCGCTACCTGACGCAGACGCGCGAGATCCAGCTGCCCGAAGGCATCCGCACCCAGGTCCTCGTCATAGATCTGGGTCAGGATCCTGAGCGCCTCGCTCAGATCCTGGGTGCCGTCCGTGGCTTTTTCGGTATCCTCCGCCAGCTGCCTGGCGGCATCCGCCTCCGCATTATGTGCGTCGGTCGCCGCGCGGTCCGCCGCTTCGGCGATTTTGTACGTTGTGCCGAGGAAAAGAGCGCCGCCGGCGACGGTCGGCAGCACGGTCGACGCGGCATTGAGCACAGTCGTGCCTGCAGTCCGTAACGTGTTCCCGACGCCGCCCCCGACGGCCGTCGTTGTGGTGGGGGTGGCCGGCACGCCAGGCGTCTGCCCTGTCCTCAGTGCCGTCGCTATCTTAAGCGACGCCACAAGCGCGGCAGCCTTTGACGCGGCCTCTCCGAGCTTAAGCGCGCCTATCGCGATGCCTATGCCTTCGATGGCTTTAACCACGCCATCTTTGTCTTTCACGAGATCCGCAAAAGATTGGATCAGGCCGCCAGCGCTCTCCGCCGCGTCCCTGATCAGCTTGCCGATGTCCTGCTCAGTAAATGCCGCCGCCAGGTTACGGATAGCCTCCTGGATATCCTCCAGGAGTGCCTTGCCTTCGTCCGTCTGCAAATACTCGCGCAGGGCCTTGGCGCCCGCGGCTGCCTGCGTAGCGATTTCTTCAAAAACCGGCGCCAGGGATCCCAGCACATCAAGCTTGAGCGCCTCCAACTCCGCGTTCATTTTGTTCATCGCGTCGTTGAAGCTTCCCAGCGCGTTGACCTGGTCATCGCCAACGATGGGCGCCATGTTGGCGTACTTTTCCCACTCCTCGCGACCCGCCTGGATGATCGGGTTCAGCTCGTCGGCTGATTTGCCCAAAACCTCCATGGCCAGGCCTTCGCGCTTCGTGGCATTGTCCATCTGTCCCAGGGAGCGGATAACATCCCAAAAAACGTCGTCAACGCTTCGCAGCTCGCCCTCGGCGGTCCGCGTCGGTACGCCCAGGGCGTTAAAATTCGCAGCCATGTCCGCGCTGCTCGAATTCATTCCCTTGATAAGGCGCTTGCGGGCCGCGACGATCGTCGATACCTCGGTATCGATAAAAAGGCTTGCATAGCTCCATTGCTGGAGCGTTTTGGTGTCGATGCCCCACACCACCGAGTTGGTGAGCAGCTCGTCGGCCCAGTTGGAGGCGTCGACCTCCGCCTGCCAGAGCGCGGTGGCCATCTCTTTAACTTTCGAGATCACGCTGTCGATCGCTTTATTGATTGAGCTCAGCGACTCAGTGATCCCTTGGATCCCGATGGCGGCGCCGATCCCGCCCACGCTCTCGCGCAGTCCGTCAGCGCTGCCCTTCGATTCGTCAAAGTAACTTTTCGCGTTATCCGCATCCTGGGCGGCCTGCTGCATATCCTCGCCCAGCGAGGCGTAGGCCTTGCCGGCCTCGTCCAGGCCCTGGGCGTTATTCTGAATAGCAGAATTCAGCTGGATGATTTTCGTCTCGGCGTTGGCCAGATTTTGGCGCCACTGCAGCACTTTCGCTGAGTTTTGATCATAGCCGGCCTTTGCCAGCTGTTCGAGCATGGTCCGCGCTGTCTGAGCGGCTTTTTCCTGCGCGTTGAGCTCCTCCTGGAGAAGCTTGCCGCGCTTGGCCATGAGCTCCTCGGCGTCGCCAGATGCCTTAAATTGTGCCTCAGCTGTTTTCAGCTCGGCGTTGAGAGTTTTCGTGACTTTGGCAGCGTCCCGGAAAGCTTTGGCATACGAGCTTTCGCCCTCCACCTTAAGCCTCGCGCCGATATCCTGAGCCATGCACTCACCTCACTATTTAAGCGCCATCATGCGCTGGAATTCGTCCTCTTGATCATCCGGGTCCGTGAATTCTCGTTTGTAGCCCTGACTGGTTATCTGCCAGGATGCGATGATGTCCTCGCACATGCTGAGAGGCATCACCATCGCGTCGGAAGCTGTGAGGCCAGCCCGCAGAGCCGTCTGCAAAAGCATCTCAGACGTCAGCCTGCCGACTGGCTTCCCGCGTTTTTTCCGTCAGGCTTCGCCTCGACGTGCCGGTCCCCGATAATCAGCCGGGAGATCACCTGCATGGTATCCTTGAGGTCATCCATGCCAATCAGCGCGGCCATCTCCTTCTCGGCCGGGAGTTCCGGCACGGGCCGGCCATTTTTCCGCGCCCAGCTGCATCCGCTGATGATGCACTCGGTGATCAGCGCGATCACCTGGTAGCCGCTGGCCGTGGACCAGTCCACGCGGGCCATGTCGATGCCGCGCTCTTCCAGGGCGATTCTGGTACCCAGGGTGTAGGTGGCGGGATAGCTCACGTCTCCAATTTTGATGTCTGCGATTCTCATCTTTTGATGCCTCCAATTCGCAAAAAAGCCCGCCACAAGGGCGGGTATAGATCAGGGTGTAGGTGGTAGCGGGATGCTCGTCGGAAAAATGGCGGATACGGCACCCAGCGCGTTGGCCTCGGTGTCGTAGTCTCCCAAGGCCTGCCAACCGCCGCTGCGATCGCGCAGAATCGTGGCGTCCAGCTTAGGCACCTGGAATTCGATCGTCTGCGCCTGGGTATTGAGCGAATAATTGGGAATCATGAATCTGCAGCGCTTGAAGGCGATCAGCCTCCAGCGCACGACGCCACGGACGATATTTTTGGAGATAAAGGCCACGCCGTGGGTCGTGGGGTTATCGTCGGTGGAGAAAACCACGCGCGCCGGGTTCGCCCCGCTTACATACCTGGCGCCGAGGAGATGATACGCTGAGTAAAAGTCCAGCTCGTCAATTTCCACGCTCAGCGTACCACTGCCGAAAATGCCCATGCTCTCGGCCGTCTTGTTGTCAGCGTTGAGGATCGTCGGCTCCCGGCCATCGATCGACACGTCCGCGGATATCATTTTCGGTCCGATGACAGCAGCGCTGTAATAGTAGCCGAATTCATTCTCATGATATTCGGCCGTGATAAATTTCGAGAGGCCGATGGATGCCATGCCGGCACCTCCTTAGATGCCGAGCACGGTACGCATGGCGGCGATGGCGTCGGCCTCGGTGTCGTAGTCGGCCCAGGCCTGCCATTTACCGTCTGGCCGCGTCAATACTGTGGCGCCCAGGCTCGGCACCTGGAATTCTACGCTCTGGCCTTGTGTGTTGATGGTGTAGTTGGGCACCATGAACTGGACGCGGTACAGGACGATCAGTCGCCACTTGACCGTGGCATTGTGGACCTTTTTGCCGATGAAGCACTCCGCGAAGTAAGGCGGCGCGTCATCGGTAGAAAATTCAGCGATAACCGGGCTGCCGGTTGCTGGCGGAGTCAGGCCGAAAAGCTCGATCGCGTCCTCCAGGCCAAGCTCGTCGATTTCCAAAGTCGCTGTGCCTCCGCCAAAGTTTCCGTAGGCTTCGGCCGGGCCGTTGTCGCCGAAGAGAATCGTCGGCTCGCGGCCCTGGATGTCCAGGTCCACCGAGATGGCCTTTCCGATTTTCCGCAGGTCGGAGTATGTCACCACGCCGGTGGTGTCTTCTGTGTATTTTGCGACGTATGGCTGCGAAAGACCGATATTTGCCATGTAATCACCCCATGATTTTTTTTATTTGTTCGTCAACCTTGGCCTGCATAGCCGCCAGCGCTTCCGCGCGTGCGGCATTGATTGCCGGCCGCAGAAAAGGATGCTTTGCGCGCACGCTGGATCCGGATTCGAGCGATCTGGCCAGCATCACCAGCGGAACGCCGTTCGGGTAGCCTTTTTCCGTGCGCCTGGTGTAGCCGTTGACAGAGATGGCGCAGGTCACCTCGTCATGTCCGTGATCGAATTTTGAGATGCCCAGGCCGCCCAGCATGTCCTCCTTGTCATCGGCTGTCAGGCCGTGATAAGGCTTCGGCTCGCCTCCGGATGTCGGCAGGCCTTCGATGGCTGCGCGCATGGCGTCAGCTACTACGCCGGCGCCATCATATAGGGCCGCGCTGGCCACCTTCGCGGAGTCCTTGGCAAGCGCGAGGAGCTTATCCTCCCACTGCTCCAAACCGGTAAATGTGAGACTCGCCACGCGCTCACCTCCTCATCCAGGCAGACACTCAAAAACCCACTCCCGACGAGTGAACCCGGTATCCCGCTCGTAGTGTGGGCCATACTCAAGGTACCAGGATACGCCGATGGCCTCCATGGTCTCCTCGATCATGGCCGCCTTGGCTTTGCCGGCGCTATGATATGTGTAGAGATCCACTGTGCCTCGCAGGATCTTATCCGTGTGGTGGTTGTCCGCCAGCTGGTCATGGTGCCCGTCGAGAGCATACACGCCATAGTCGGCGTGCAGTTGCTCGGCGTTCTCCCATTCACCTTCGGCAAAAGGGATCCCGGTGGCGAGCAGGGCGGCGATCAGATCGCTATAGCGCATGCTCTCTCACCCTCTCGATTGTCAGCTCGATGCGCCGATCCGCGCGCACGTATGCGCGCAGGATTTTATAGCGCCTGCCCTCCAGGACGCAGTAGAGCTCGTCGCTATACTCGCTATAGTCGCCGAGCACCAGGATATATTCCGGATGCATGCCATGGCTCAAGGCCTCATAAGCCTCGCGGCGTGTGACGCTCTGGACATCGGCGAAAACCTCGCGGCCCTCGATCGCCGGTGCCTCATAGACACCGTGCGCCTGAGGTAGGGCGGAGAGCAGGGTGACGGTTGTCGGCCTGATCATGCCCCCGCCTCCTCCACGAATTCGGTATAGCCGGACGCCTGCCAGAGCTGGCCCTTGAGTGCCTCATAGGCGGATCTCAAGCGATCATATTCGTCGCTCATCGTGTTGAATTGCATCGCACAGTAGAGCTGCACTGCCTGTATAATGAGAGGATCTGCTTGATCATCCTGGGTGATACCCACGATATGCAGGTCCGCCAGTGCTGCGGCGATGTACTGTAGGATCAGGGCATCATACGCCCCCGTGTTGATCCGCAGCGCCATTTTAACGAGATCAAGCATACCCTCTCACCTCCGTTATTTTTTTGCTGTCTTCCTTGCCGGTTTCGCGGCAGGCTTGGCCTCGGGCTCGGCCTCAGCTGCCTCCAGTTCGTCCAGGACAGGCTCCGCGCTGTGCGTGGTGAGCAAGTAAAGAGCATCAGCCTGGGACACCTCGACGATATCATCAGGCTGATGCTTTACGCGCACCGCGCGCAGGATTTTAAGCCGCATTAGGCAGGCTTCTTAAGATTGACAAAGTGCCCGAGCTTCGTCACACCGTGAGCCGCGTACTGCTTGCCCAGGATTTCGATGATGTCCTCCTTCTTCCGCGTGACATCATCGTACTTGATAGTCACGTCGTCGCCTTCCGGATAATTCACCCGCTCGCCGGCGAGGTCGCCGACGATGGCGTACACCTTGCCCGCGGTCGCGGCGGAGTAGGCCGGCAGGTGGCTGGAGTACACCTTGGTCACACCGGCGAAGGGATCGACAGCGAAGGACCCGGCGGCATACGCCTCCATAAAGGCCACCTCAGTGAGGCGGTTCATGATGACGACGATGTTCCTGGCATCCTCGGAAAGGTTCGCCGCGGCGGTCGGGATGGCCACGACGCTGGGGGCGAGTGTTACGGACGGGACGCCGATCGCGCTCGCGGTGCTGGCGGCAGGCGCATCGGTGATATCATCCAGGCACTCGTCGGCGAGCTTGCGGAGCACGCGATAGGTGATCTCATCGTATACGTAGCGCAGGAACTCCTCGCCGCGCATGGCTTCAACCTCATCCGAGAAAGACACCCATTTTTTCACGGTTTCCGGCCGAAGCTCCACGAGGCCGAAAGTGAGCTCTTCCTCAGCAACAGCGCCGGAGCCTTCGGCGTGCACGATAGCGTCATCTGCGGACAGTTCGAAGGGCACGCGCAGGTTACCGCGGATGTCGGTGCGGCTGACGCGAGAAAGAATCTCGTTGCTTTCCCAGGCAGTTTCGATGTATTCCTGGAGAATGGTAGGCACCGGCAGGGTGCCATTGGCGGGCGCATTGACAGTCAGCAGGCTCCTGGCCTCTCGGTCGTCGCCGGTACGCAGGTACCTGGCATATGCTTCCACATACCTGTCGGTGCTGCGGACGTCAGTGGGGGGCTCTTCAGCTTCGTGAGACTCGACGACTGTGCCGAGGCCTTGTGCAATGCGGGCGCGGCGCTGCTCGGCCTCCTGGGCCTGGGCGCGCAGCTGGTCACGCTCAGCATTGAGCGTGCGGACTTCTTCCTCCAGAGCGGCCAGGTCGGCGTCCGGATTTTCGAGCAGGGTGCGGATCTCGCTGAGGCGCGCCTCGATTTCCTGGATAGTGTGCATGGTTATACCTCCGTCATAAGTCTGATCTTAAGGACCTGTGCTTTGCGCCGGCGCTCGAACTCCTCGAGGGCGCGGGCGATCACTCCGTCGCTCGCACTGCGGGCGCTGATCTCAGTCGTGGGATTCGCAGGAATCGCCACGGCGGAAACGTCATAAATTTTGCGGAAGCGCAGGATTGTGCGCTTGTAGGTCGTGAGGCCTGTGTCCGCATCGCGGATGGTTTCTTCCTTGCCCTCGCGGACTGTGAAGCCAAAAGACATCTGTGTGGTATAGCCGCCTTTGATCTCGGCGTACACCTGGCGGCCCAGCTCGGTGCCCTCCAGGTGGCCCTCGATGTGCAGGCCGTGATCATCCACGTCCAGCAGCAAAGTGCCGTTGGATCTGCGGGCGAAGACGCGGCCTTCGTGGTTATACTGCATAATCACGTCGCGCATGTCGGCATCTGTAAAGGCATCGCGATCGATCGCCTCGATCACGCGGTAGTTGCCATATCTGTACAGCTCGTACTCCTGGCCGAATGTGGTCGCGTAGCCGACGACAATCATCTGGTCGTCGGCCTCACGTGTTTCGATGTCCGCCATGTTAATTATGCGGTACTCGCGTCTATCATGAACTGGCATTTTATACCTCGCTTTCCGCGCCGGCCTCCGGCGCATTGACGTTGTAATACTCGCCGCGTGCAGGAATCTGGGAGCCGTACGGCTCCGGCAACGGGCTCAGGTTGAGGATGTCGCGGAGCTCGTTGCGCGTCATAAGCCCGCGGTCAGCCAGGCCGCTGATGGCAGCCAGCTTGTCGGCGTTGCTCATGTACTGCAGGCGATTTGTGGCAAAAAAGATTTGATTGCCATAGCTGGCGCGCTCTCGCTCGGTATAGAGCATTCTTGTCATGGCCTCGCTCAGCTGGATGGCGAAAGGCTCCACCGCTCCCTCATAAAACGCAAGCCAGTTGTCGCCGAAAGCCTTATTTTGTATGACGTCTTCATTTACGGCAAAATAATCGAAAACGTTCGTTTTTATGAGGCTCATCTGATCGGCGTCCACCTTATAGGCATCCTGTGATATCTGCTTGATATCCTTGTAGGTATTCGGCCAGAGCAGCACGCCGCCGCTGTGGCCGCCGAAATTATAAGCATCAAATCGCTTCCGTTCGCGCGCCAGGTCCTCCTCCTTCGCCCAATTGTTCGACGTGGCCATAAAGCGATACGTCGCCGAATTCTGAATACCCTCGCTGATGCCCTGCCTCTGCATCTCGATGAGGTCCAGCGTGCTCTTGAGCGCGTCGTTGCTTTCGCCAAAGAGCTCAGAGTCCATTTGGAAGCGCGTCAGGATGCCGACCCGCCAGAGCTCCATGGCCATGCGCCGGCCCTTGGCAAAACGGAAGCGGATAAAGGGCTCGCCCTGGTCCTCCACCAGCTCCCAACTTTGCGGCACGATGCCAATCACACCATTCGGCTCACCGTACTCCCCAAGTGTCGGCACGACGAAAGCCGTGTTCCTGGCGTAGAGCACCGCGGATAGTCGGTACAAAAATTGCGGCCAGGTCTGGAATGCATTCGGCTGCACCCGCAGCCGGGTGGCCAGGTTGGGCTTGGCGCTGCCCGTGATCGTCGGCGTGAGTTTCGACGCGTGCCGGCCATGCGCGTCCAGTGCAGCCCGGATCAGATCCGATTCGTAAATGCTGCCGCTCCACGTGTGCCACACCGGCCGATACCCGTCGAGCAGCTCGAAGGTCTGCCGGGCTCTCTCCGCGGCCCGCGGGCGGCGGCCAAAAATAGCTTCAAAGATTCCCATTTTTTTCTACCTCCTCCGCCTCCTGGGCCGGATCCTCATCGTAGTCGATATTTTGCAGCTGCGCTCCCATCTCGTTCCAGTGATTCGCACGGACACACAGCGCGTCGAGAATGGCAGCGACGCCGTCGACATGGCACCGCTTCCGCGCCTTGCTGAGTTTTTTCCGGGCGTGCGCGGCCAGGCCGCTCTCGATTTGCTGAGCAGCGTCCAGAAAATGCAGCTTGAGCAGGTCGTTGTCCTCGGCGCTCCGCAGCTTGCCGCTTTTTACCATGCCTTCAAGATCATTTTCGACCCCAGTAAGGTTATAGCCCTGGTATACCGGCTCCATGTGATGCCCATACTGAGCCATGTCTTGCACGAGGTACTGAGCGCTATACCTGTCGTATCCGATGCAAAGCGGATATATCCGATACTGCTCGATCAGCCTGGCGAACCAGACGAAGCAGTCGCGGTAATTTACGTAGTCGTCGCCGGATGGAGTCAGGAAACCGCGCTCAATATATTTGGCATACGGCACCTGGTCCTCGGCTGTCAGCTCCTCGATGCGATTTGCCGGCATGAAGAAATGGACAAAGGCGTACAGGATGCCCTGCTTTTCGATCAGCACGCAGCAGGCAGTGAGGTCGGTCGTCTGCGAGAGGTCTATGCCCCCGACGCAATAGGTGTCGCTCAGGTCACCCAGGGTGTGCCACTGTCCGCCGGGCGGATCGAACATCTTTTTGATGTCCTGGCCTCTGAACCATGCGATAGATGCATTCTGCTTGAGGTTACAGTATTTGGTAATAAACTCTGATTTTTTCGAGAGCGAGCCGCGGGCTACGGCGATTTCCTCGAGGATATAATCCACGGAGACGCTGATCCCAAGATTTGGGAGCGATTTCTGCAGCTCGTTGATATCGTCCCACTTCTCGGGATCGTCGATCATGTACAAAAACGGCGCCAGCCTTGTCTCCTGGCTGGTGCCGTTGATCACCGCGGTGCTGCGCTTTATGATTTCGTCATAAAGGCCTTCGCTCACAAAGTTCGCGGTACTGGTATAAAAAAGCTGCGGCTCCTCCCGGGCTCCCTGGGAGGATTTGATCACTTCCCCGGTTCGCAGGCCCGCCTCACCCTGGAAGGCGCCCACCTCGTCCAGAATGCCCAAGGAGACGTTGAAGCCGTCCGACTTTTTCGATGAAAAAGCGAGCGGCTGCGCGCTTGAATTGCTCCGGGCGATATAGATATCCGTCCGGCGCCTTTTGGCAGCTGCGGCCATCATTGGCTCTTTTGAGATCATCTGATAGATCCCATCGTAGCAGAGACGCGCCTGGTCGAGCTTCGGGGCGCAGATATACACACGCGCGCCATAGCCCCCGCTCAGATACAGGTGGTCGCAGGCGATGCCGGACATGAGCAAGGTCTTGCCTTGCTTCCGGCCGATGATCAAAACGATCTCCCGGAACTGCCGGCGCCCGGTGCTGTCCACGATGCCATACACCACGGACAAAAAGGCCTTTTGCCAGAGGCTCAGGGTAATGAGTCCTGGAGCCAGAGGTCCCTCATGGTGCCTGCAATATCGCTCGATGAAATTGATCACATTCCTGGCGCGCTTGGGATCATACGCCCAGCGTGCCGTCTCCAGCCCATGCACCACGATGCCGTACCACTCTTTGATCCAATGCCCAGCTGTGATCGTGCCGTCCATGATCTGCTGATAATACGCCAAAATGGGGGATCCTTCGTTAGTCGACATTGAACCCCCCATTCTGGCGAATAGGGTCCGCGATTTCCTGCGGCAGCATATCGTCCAACTGTTTGATGATATTTTGGTACGCCTTATTCGTAGCGGTGTAGATCCGCGACGCAGGACGCTCGCGCTCGTACGGCTCGGTGTCCGGTGACTGTGAAAAAAGCTCCCACTCACCTGATTTCGCGAGCTCGTCCCAAAGCACGTCGCAGCGTGCCCGCAGCCTGGCGGCCTCGGCGATCATGCCATCCGCCAGCGCTTTGCGCTTCGGCGGCAGCTCCTTGTAGAGCTTGCGGAGACGGTTGTGCTCTTTTTTCTCAAGCTTCCGGATGCGCTCCTCGCGCTCGGCCGTGCCGGTATCCGGTGCCAGCTCCTCCCCGTCATCCTCGGGGATAATCTTCCGCAAAGGTTCGCCCATGTCTCCGCCTCCTCTCTCACTCTCCCACAAACTTCGCTTTTCGGGTAGGGGTCTACGCGCGCCTTGCGCGGTTCTTTGGAACTTTACATCCGGACTGGGGCGGACCCGGGCCTGGATTTGGGATAGGGGGGTATCCTAGTCGTCCGGAATCGTCACATGTCCGTCCGCAGCCGTCCGCAGCCGCGTCTCCTGGGCGTGCTCCTCGTCGTGGCACGCCTTACAGAGCAATTCGAGGTTAGCCCAGCTCAGTGTTATCCGCGGATTGTCCAGGTTCTCGGGTGTGAGATGGACCTTGTGGTGCACCTCCGTTCCCGGGACGATCAGGCCGCGCGCCAGGCAGCGCTCGCACAGGCCGTGCTTGTAATTCTTAAATGCGCGGCGTGTTTTCTTCCAAGCCTCCGAACCGTAGAATGCATTCGCAAATTGGTTATGCATATATAAAAGCCGGCGGCGCGTGTCCTAAACGCCGTCGGCTCCCCCTTCTGGAAGAACGTGGTTCTTCGTGATGCTATTATAACATAATGTTACTGTCACGGCATGCCATCATTTCCGCCGGACAGGATGGTCTCCACGTCGGTGAGCCCGGCGTCGTGCAGGCGGAAGATCGTCGAGTCACTGTAGTGCATGCTGTCTGCTATCTCCCGCACGCTCCGCAGGTTGATGTATCTGTCGATGAGCACGGCAGCTGCCCGTTCGTCG